TGTCGGCGACCTTGCTCTGCTTGCTTTAAAAGAACGGGTTTCCTCATTAGATATTCCAAGATCCCTGCGGAACAAATACACCAGGTATCCTATCTTCTCGGCCTGAATCAAGTTTAAGCTGACGTTTACCGCCATCACGCGCCATAGCATCAGCCACTCGACTTTCATAGATATTAAAATCTTCAGCGTAGTCTAAGCCCTTACGTTTAAACCATCGCCAAATTATACCCAATGTCGTTAATTCTTCGTCAAGTAACCCTACATCAGTATCGGCTGTCCATACCGACTGATCTGTTCCGTCAGATGACTCACACCAATTCTTGCTTTTATATTCAAAAGCAATCGTATCAGTTGCATTAACGCCAACCGGAGAAAAGTAAATATTACCTTGTTGGATACGAAATTGCGGATAAGGCCCCGTTACTGGAAACGCTTGAAGTGCTTGCCACGATCGCTCGTCAAGCGGCCCCAATATAGGTAACTGCGTGTTTCTATTCCACATCGAATCATTCATAATATAACTAAAATCAGACCCAGCAAGTGTACTGATAGCGCCTTGCAACGCCGCAGCAACTTGTGTAAACGTGGCTTCTTTTTGTGTCGCAGTCCAGTCATATCGTGAACTAAGCTGTTTACCTTCGCGCTGTGCCATCTGGAGTAATTGAATTACTTTCTTGTCAGTATTCCCAATTACCGCAGTTGGTTTAGTCAGACCTATATCGTCAGAAACATCTTGAATGATCGACAGGAGCGTCATGCAGCGTCTTCTTTTATAACAGGAGATGCAGCAAGTTTAGCTTCTAGTTCAGCTATTCTTTTCATCATTTCCTCCTTTGCAATTTGTTGGGTTTCAAGTTCACTCTCCAATGAGGTTAATTTTTCTGACGCTGCGCCGTGATTTTTAGCAGAGGCTAAATAAGCAGCTGCTTTTTTCTTTAACATACGAGCGCCCATACCAATTAAGCCTAAACCTTCGTCGTTGGCTTTAGCTAAATCTTCAATGGTTCTGAAATTAGCATCTAGTATCATCTTAACCTCGGATGGGGTGACCTGTGGCCATTGTTCAATCGGTGTGCCAATAATCGGCGCAGCACGTTTGCCTTTCCATGCTTCGTAGGATTTCTCACAAAAATCTAAATACTTTTCGGAGATCATATTGTGATGACGGCGCTCTTTTAGATGACTTAACCACTCGCCACATTCTTTAATGACTTGAGTTTTATTATCACCCATTGGGGTTATGATCACATTCTCAACGTCTTTGTATATTTTGCGACCTGATTTAATGCTCTCTTCGCGTAATTCTTGCACGCCGACTTCAAAATTTAAATAAGGAGGTGAATCCTCCATGAGTGATACTGGCATATTTGACATGTTAATGTCTCCTGATTAGGACTGAATTTCAGTCGTTATGATAAAGGTTGACGCAATTTTACTATTGTCATACTCAAATAAAATCTTATATCCAAGGCTGGTAAATAACTCACTCCACCATTTTATTGGCTTAACGGTTAAATGTAGCGGACTACCAATCATCACGCCGAGATGGTCGTCTATATTGCTTATTTGAAAAAAAACAGTGGTACTGGCAGTCATAATGTTTTTAATGACTGTTTCAACGTCATCCGGTGGTATGTGCTCCATGACATCGGTGCAATAACCATACTCAGACTTATGCGGGATCGGGTACGTTAAATCCCATTTTAAAAAAAATATGTCTGCTGCTTCGGCATCACGACAATTATCAGCAAAGTCAACTAATAAAACATCGTGGCCTTTTTCGACCATTTTGACCCCTGCGCGACCTGTGCCGCATCCGTAGTCAATAATTAAACTATCTGGTTTAACTTCCTTTAAAAAGAAATCGACTTGTGCCTCACCCGGTGAAGATTGTCGATAACCATCGTATTGCCACATTAATTGATATTTTTCTTGCTCTGATAAATTCTTGACGGGCGTGCTGTACATTGATTGTAATAAACCCTCGCCGTAGACAGAAAATTTAACCCCAAGCTGTTTTAAAACCTGACTTGTTAGCTGGAAATCCTCTGCTTGCGCTTTCATAGCCACGCTTGATGTAAATGTTTTGTCGCCCCATGTCACTGAGGTTTTAGGGATAAACCGATTCATTGGTTGGTTATAAGCGTGTGACTTGCCATCTTTATGACAAGAATCAAATCCAAATATATGAAGCTCTCGAAAGCCTAAAGCATAGACCACGGACATTGCACTATTACCGCATGCTGTGCCGCCAATCATTAAAGCGTAACCGCCCCGCTCGATTCTTTCTTTTGGGAAGTATTTTTCAATATCGCCGGTGTTACAATGCCATACAATAGGATTATCGACTGACTCCATTGTGGCTGGATTAACTTGTGAGCCAAATATATGTTTGTTCGCGTTGGGCTCTACTAATATCTTCGTTTCTTCTTTAGCGTCTAAGATACATTGATAATCGACATCAATAAAATTATCAATACACCATTTAGCTGCGCCATTCATGGCAAATAATGTGCCGCCATTACTTCTTAGTTTGCGGATATTGGATATTTCATCCTCAATCGAACTACCACCACCGACAAGAATAGCTACTCCTTTATGCTTTGGTTCGGCAGAAATCCATTCTAAATCCCGTGCTGAATTAACTGTTATATTGCGTATTATTTCATCATCAGGTGTGTTAGCTAATACTACAATTGGCATAAATAATGGCTTAGATGCCATTGTATTTTGGTATTCCATTTGTATCGTTTTTGCTATTGGTGCAGTCATGCAGCCTCCAGTTAAAAAATCCCCCGAAAAGTCGGGGGATCATACTACTTGCTTACTAACCTACACCGGGACCGCTTGGGCGTTGAATTAAGCACGGTACAGTTATCACCAGTGTTGAGGCTGATGCTGTAATTGAAGTGTTTAATCCTCTAACCCGATTAGTCGTTGCTGCTGCTATTGCTAAACCACTAGCGATAGCAAGATCAACTCCAGGTGCGAGCGAAAGCGTATTAGCCTTACCGACAACCGCGATACCACTTATTTGATACCAACCATACTCATTAGCCACAGTAGCTGCCATAGCGACCGCAAGCGGTTCACCAGAATCTACTGCTGTAGTTGAGAGTGCGGTTAGACCAAGAGTCGTATCAGCATCATGCCAAGTGACCACTGTACCGACTATTGTCGCTACAACGCCAACAAGATAGATAAATTCACCCTCCCCATAAGTGGGGTCTTCTGCGGTGACTACTGTACCTATTTTATGATTCTGAACGGTTGAGTTGTTAGCGATAGGTTGAGCGCCAACATGATTACTAGATGTGATTACATAACTCATGATAGTTCCTCCTATGCTTTGCCAATGCCCTGAAGTGAGCGGTTGCTAGTGCAAAGATTGCCCATCCAGATTATTGGAATAACTACTGCGTCTTGGTTGATAGCTCTCATTTCTGGAACTTCAGTCATCTGTGCATCACGATGACACACCAATTCTAGGTAGTCGGTGTTAAGAAAATACATGCTTGAAGCAGGTACACCGGAACCGCCGTCAAAAATAACATCGGCGGTCTTGTACTTCATACTAACAAAGCCAGCTTGGGCTTTACTATCAGAAGCATATCGTTTTAAACTTACTTGTGAACCTTCAAAGAACGTGAAGTAATTATTAGACATCACGATCAAGTCAGGGTTATCACTGCCACGCGTTAATTCTAGCCATAACTGAAGCATAAACGGGTTTTCAAACGTTGTGCTTGATACAGTAATTGCAGAACCACTTAAAGGTGCTGCTGCTGACTGTACAGTTGATTTCCAAAATGGATACGTGGTTGAGTTAATACCACCAACCGTACCAGTCCCCGCATTAGATACGAGTGCTTGTAGGCCATTAATCTGATTGCTTGATGTGCCGTCAGAGTAAATGTCAGATGATATGTTATTTCTAAATGTACGCATCGCATTAGTAAGCCGAGACTTAGCTAAATTGATGATACGTGAGTCACCAGAGTTAATTCTTAATTCACGACCAGAAGCTGTGACATGTACTGCCGCTTGCTTCCAGTTGTACTCTGCTGCTGATAAAACGTCAGATGCTGACACGTTCAAACTGTCATAGCCTGAATAGCGTTGATACGTGCTATTTTCAGCGTAATCTAATTCCGCAACGATTGTCAGTCCACCATCTTCAATGCGTTTTCGACCTTTTTCGTCTAATCTGGACAAAAGTGCATTATTGTTGGT